ACCCCGCCTCGAGACCCCGAGCTAGAGACCTGGTCCGTACATTTGTCCTCTCCTCCTCTTATAATATTTTTTGGTCTGAGTAAACATGCCTGGCTTCTCAAAGCTCAATGGTGGTGTTTCCACGGGTTTCTTCTTGGTCCGCTACGGTTTCCTGACTTGGTGACTTTGATCCGAAAACCACTCCACGGGTTAGCCTACCCTCTTGTGCTTTGGCCAAGAAGAAGAGTCTCCCACGACTCGACGACGCCATTTGCAAGGATACCTGCAATTGAAGGGTCAGAGGACCCTGAACCAGGTGAAGGCCATATTTGGGGATTTGAAGCCTCATCTTGAGAAACAGCGAGCTCGTAAGACAGACGATGCTCGCGATTACTGTATGAAACCCGAAACTAGGGTTTCTGGCCCCTTTGAATTTGGGGAGTATTGTCCTGCTGGTTCTCACAAACGACGACAAAGGGAACTCGTAATTCGATCTCCGGTGAGAATGGCAGAGGAAAATCCGTCCGTCTTCCGACGAGTTAAAGCAAAGATTGCTGAGGAAGAATTCCAGAATAGCGCGCCGGAGATTCAAATTTCAAATTTGAAATCTTAGCAATCGCGCCTGAAGACGCTCCTGGAGAGGGACCCAGACGACCGCACTATCTTCTGGGTTTATGGACCAGTTGGTGGGGAAGGAAAATCCACCTTTGCCAGAGACTTATACAGAAGTGGGTCCTGGTTCTATACACGTGGTGGCTCTGCAGATAATGTTAGCTACCAGTACATAGGATGTTTAGGCAATAATATTGTATTTGATATCCCTCGTGATAAGAAGGATTATCTTCAATACAGTTTAATTGAGATGTTTAAGGATACCTTTAAATAAGGTTAAGTAATAAGTACCGAGCCTCTTATGGCCCCTTTACCTAAAATGTAATCCATGGTGGTAGTTATGTCCTAATTTTTCTCCCAGACCTTGGGAAGATTTAGTATTGAATAGGGTCCATGTAAATCCCATTGTATACCCATGTGGTGTTTTGTCTTAAACACCCATAGTGCTGATGTAATGTGTGGTGGAATACATTGAATAAAAAAAAAAAACATTGAATAAAACAACCTTTAATATACGGACTATTCTTTTTGAAGAAATCAGGCCCCGCAGGGGCACAGATAAATTAATTTTGCTTCTTGAAAACAAGAAGGAATGAAAAAAAAAATGGCCTATTAAAACGACGACGTATTGACATAATGGAAATGGGGTCAAAATGTAAATATGTGAAAGTTGCATGCTTGCGGAGCAAAAACTAAAAAAATGCGGTTACGCGGCGTAAAAAATAAAGTCTTTAGGGGTATGCGTCTGCAATTATTTTTGGTCCCTAGGCTATAAATAACACGTCACGAGGCGGGTGTAGTATT